TGCGGGTTGGAACATAATCGACCAACTCTTGACGATCCTGAAACAAGCCATCCACAATCTGACCCAGCGCCTCGCGGCGCTCTTTGGCAGGCAACATCAAGAAGTCGATAAAATTCATCAGTGCCTCGTTTCGTGTGCTGTGTTATCCATCACTGCGCCCAAAGTTGCGCTGATGTAATGCCATGCACAAAGAATATCTTGGTCTGACATCCCCTCTGCATGTTTGGTTGCGAAGTACCCCAACACGTCATGTGTCAACGTGTCAATGTTCTTGGAATTTGACCCAACTGGATCAACGTCCAGTTCTTTAATTGCATCTTCTGCTCGTAACATTTTATTGCCCTCTACTCTGACCTAATAATAGATCAATTAGACCGAATAGGGAACCATGACGGACCGTTGGATTTAAAGAAATTGCGGGACGAACTGCCGACCCCAGACTTTGCATCATACCCAAGTAATCTTCGTTTTTGCGTTGCTTGTTTGCCTCTTGCAAGTACGCTGTCGTCATTTCGTATGAACGCGCTGGGCTGTTCAGCAATCCCATTGAGGCCAAGGCTGGACCTTTTTGTGGGCCATATTCCTGAATGTGACGATCCATAATCGGGACATCACGATCATAAGGCAATTCAATACGCGCCTCTAACGCGCGACGCAGCATTTCATCGGTGTAAAGATAGCCCTCTTTGTCATCTTCACGGACAGCAAACGCACCCTCGGTGTCACCTGTTATCAAGGCATAGTGATTTCGCAGTTCGATTGTATCCATTACCACTTCACCTTGTTTGCCCAATACGCCGCTGACATCTTACCCTTGGCGATATTCTTTGCGTGTCTTGCCTTAAACGCCTTTGCGCGCTTCGTCATCGTCTTATCGCCTGTCTTGCCCTGCTGACCAAAGCGGATCGTCTTGATTTTATCCCCGTCTTTGGCAACGACAACGTGCGACTTGGTAGGATGGTTAGGGGTGCGCTTTGGTTTGTTGTAACCTGACACACCCGCACGTTCTAACCTGCTATCCTTCTTTGCTGGCATTACGGCTGCGCCCCAGTAAACTGATCAAAGTTGCCTGTATTGCCACTTAATAAATACTTGCGATACATTTCTTCAATTCGCGTTCCTCTTAACATTTCTGGAACCGTATTCATTCGGGCTGTAAACATCGTCATCGCTACGGGCGGTGTTGCCATCGTAGGGTCACTTGGCCTGTTTCCAACACCGATATTGCTTGGCGTCATCGCTGGCAATGGTGGGCGCTCTCCCCCGCCAAATGAAAGTATTGCAGGCATGTCGTCTTGTGAAACTGGCCTGTTACCTACCGCCTCTTGCCTTGCCAACCTCATATCAGCAATCTGAGCGACGCCCATTGTTGTGCCATCAGAAAGATTTGGGCTAGGTGATGCTTGATATTGCTGGAATAAGCCAACTTGTCGATCCATCGGACGATACATTGAAGGATACTGATAACCACCAACAGCTTGATCCATGCTTCGATACTCACCTGCATCACCATTTTGGGAATTGTCCACCGTAGGCGTCACCGCTGGCGATCCACCACCTGTGGGACGTGGCGCTGGACCTAGATCGACCTGAACGGGCTTGCCCTCTGCATCAACACGCGCGGCTTCCATTGGCATAAAATAGCGTGGACGATTAGAGCCATATGGCGCAACGCCCATTGCGTTCAGACCACCTGTAATAGCTTGCGCTGGCAATCCAGCCATTGTGCCTTCAAACGGTGAAACAAACGTATCGCCAGCCGCGTTAGCACCGCCGCCGTTGATCATGTCGATATACCAAGGAACCTCAATGCCAGTTTGCGTGTCAACGTAGCCATAGCCAAAGCGACCATCGTTGTTGATGCCGCCCTTGGCATTGAACTTGGCAACCTGCTCGCTCCAGTCTGATGCAGTAACGTCATATTTAGGCGTTGCTTCGCCGCCCTTGCCCTTCCCGCCAGAACCTTTACGCTCTTTCGGATCAGACCCAAAGTTCGCTGGACGCAGCTTTGGGCGAATTGTCTTGCGATCTTCGTCTTTTTTCTTAAACAGGCTCATTTCTTTTTGCCGCCCTTGCCTTTGCGTTTCTTACCGTATGGCATAACTTTACCCCGCGATCTTCTTCATCATGCACTCGCCAGCCTTCTTGCAAGCTGCGGGTGATGGGCAACCTTTACAGGGTGTGAACTTTGCACCTTTCATAGCCATGTTTATTTCCTTTTCGGTTTCCAACTAATCCGCGCTGGACCAGTCTTTTTCTTGGCCATCTTTTTGGCCGTTGCTGATTTCGCCTGACTTGCTGGACGACAGGCTGGGTATGATCGGCGCTTGTCTTTCTTCCCGCTACGACCACAAGGCTTGCCAGTCTTTACGTCCCGCCAATCCTCTTTGAACCACTTAGTTAGGCCGCCGCTGGGCTTTTTAGGCATATGTGCCACCCCGCCGCTTGTATTCCTGAACCAGCCACCCGTTTGCATATGCCGATGGATAAACCTTGAACTTCTTTTTGGCCTCGGCCTTTACCCGTGCGTAAAGCGCTGGGTTCTTGGGCTTTGCGCCAGATTTCTTGGCTTTGCGTTTGGTAGCTGTTTTAGGCATTAGCCACCCCACCAAGTCGCTGTGACTTTACATGCTGCGCTTGCAATGACGCTAACGTCATCAACATCGTCAACGACTAAGCGAATTTCTGTCTTTGCTGGACCAAAGCGCGATCCAGTACCGTCAGTCACGTCCGCTGTTGGAACCGCCGCATCGCCGTTTGTGTTGTAGTAGAAATCAACATCGCTACCCAAAAGGCAGAATTTTGCGCCTGTCGGGACGTCAATATCCTCGGCTGTGCCTGATGCTAGAACGCGAACATCAACGCGATCTGTCTCTGGCAGAAAGTCAGCTAGGTCTTTGCCTGCTGCATCAACTGGTGTGAAATATGGTAACATTGGGTTCTCCGCTTGTTTGCGGCCACCTTACCACACTACGCTATGCCGCGCAAATTCCTTCTGATCGGTCCATCGCCCCAATTATCTGCGCGCCTATACCCGACTGCATGGTATCGCATCGCGTCCGCGCCGTGTGATGTCCAGTCATGCAACGGACGTCCGCGCCACGCCTTGTTCTTCTCGTCATAGTCTTTGCGATACTGGCGCAGCGCTTCGATCCCGCGCTTACACTTTTCTGCATCGAACCAGCATTGCGGCAACAACGAACGCACCGCCTGAATACCATCGTCCACTTGTAGCTTTGGCGCGATCTCGACAGGACGGACGCCTAGCGCGTCTAGCGTTTCCAGCCGACTGTGACCCGTGCCAAGTTCGCGGACCTGAACATCGTGGGGCAAGATGTGGCTTTCGTAATAGTATCCCTTATCGGCTAGCACTTGCGCATAATGATCCAGCCCGACCCCGTTGTTCTCGTAATAGTCGATGAACCGCGTTTCGGTCCCGTACTTTTGCGCAAACCAAATTGCCGTACTATCGCCTACACCCAAGTCCCATGACGTGATGACAGGCAATGCTGGATCGTATGGCACAGACGTAATCTTGCCGCCCTCTGTCAGTTCTTTCATTTCCTGACCCCAGTATGCCCCGACCACTGCGGCCTCGAAGCTGCACTCAATCTCTTGTTCGTAGCGATCTGGTCCCATCGCCTTGCGCATGGCGTCAAGTTCGCCCTGATCTAATATCCCCGTTTCCGATGCCTTGTACATCGCCGTAAACCACTCTGGATCGTCCTGTGCGGTGTCCCACAACTCCCAAAACTCATTCTTGCCATTGGGTGTGCTGATGAACGTTGCAGCGCCCTTTCTGTCGGCCAAAGCTGGACGGATGACGGTTGGCCATGCGGATGCTGGGAAATCTGCCATTTCATCCAACACGACATAATCAAATCGAAGTCCGCGCATAGCATTGTAATTATCAGCCCCGAACAACCTGATCCGCGCACCGTTCTCGAAATCGACGCGCAGTTCGCTGTGGTTGACTTTGATCTGTGGGATGTCACGGGTGTATTCTAGCACATAGTCCCATGCGATTGCTTTAGCCTGTGATAGATACGGCGCGATGTAGGCCACACGGACGTTAGGTAACGGGTTGGTGAAGCATTCCTTGATCAGATCGTTGACTGCCGCTACGGTCTTTCCGAACCGTCTGTGGGCTACTATAATCGCAAAGCGTTCTTTTCTGTTATGGAACGGTTTAGCCTGCGGACGGGGCTTATATGCGATCTCTTGTACGACTTCGACTAATCTTGCCATTTCAACTTGACCACATGAACAACATCACCAGCGACCTCGGCGTTCACCTGCATCGGTAGAACCTTCCCCATCAACGTCATAAACGATTGCGGGTTTGCTTTGGCCTGAATGCGCAGGTAAGCGGTCATCCCGTCCTTGCGCGCCTGTTCAACGAAACGTGGATCGGCCTGATCGCTGTTCTCGCCGTACAGTTCCTCTACCATATCCTGACCAGCCTGCTCTGCTGCTAGGATGATGCTGTTCTTCATAAGGCCAGATGTTTTATTGGGTGTGCCTTTCTTGCGGCCACTGCCCTCTATTTTAGAGCGTTGTTCACTGTTTGTCGTCATAGTACCGTCCAATGTGGGTGCGTCTATATGTTGTGTAATATAGCCTAGAACCTACAAAGAAAAAAGCCCC